TAGGGTTGTTTCTAAGTTAAACGAACCAGCAGAACCCCCTTCTAATGTGAGTGCTGTTGAAAGAATATTTCCTATTAATAATCAGGCTGTATCAAAGATCATTATTAGCTGGCAACCGATAGTTGGTGTTACTGAATATCAGGTTAACTATAGATTTGAGAATGACAATTTTATTAGTGAAAGAGTAGCTAGACCTGATTTTGAAATAGTAAATAGTAGAAAAGGAACTTATACGATTCAAGTATTTTCTTACAATGTTCAAAATATAATTTCAGCCAGTTCAACCAATATTACATTTGAAGCAAAGGGAAAAACTGCATTACCACAAAATGTTTCTAATTTAGTTGTCGAACCAGTATCAGATCAGTTTATAAGATTACGTTTTGATAAAGCCACAGATATTGATGTTACGCATGGTGGAAACGTAGTTGTAAGGCATAGTAACCTTACAGATGGAACGGGTACATTTACTAATTCTGTTGATATTATTCCTGCTTTACCAGGAAACGTATCTGAGAC